ATGACCTACACAGAAATAATTGAATCTGTTTTGAATTCAGATCAAACTAGTTACTCAATCGCAAAAGCGATCGGTGTTCCAGTGCAAACAATTGATCGATACAGAAACGGCAGTAAAATTGATAATATGAAGCTTTATATAGCTGAGAAACTAGTTGCTTATTATATGAATAAACCAAAAAACACCCCCACCGATTAAGGTTGAGGTGACCCCCAAAAGTTAGAGTTAAAAACTAACTTTTTTGGGGTCATTTTATGTCTAAAAAATATAGTTACAAATTTAAAATGAAAACAAATGAAAGACAAATACCATTGCATTCCCTACTAAACAAATTCGTTCTATCCCTTTATCCTTGCGATTCAAGACCGAATGGTCAATATCAATAAAAAAAGGATCCGATATATATCGGACCCTAAAAAGCAAAGCTTTTTGAGCAAAACACTAAGGTGTCACAAAAGACGCTTCACATTCATCTTTTGAATTGCCGCCTTCCTGGCTTGAACTCTAAGTTCTAGGCAATTTGCTTGGCAATCTTCCAGATTGCTACGACTCATCGCATAATGCCATTCTAATCGATTGAATCAGATTTGTCAAAACAGGAAATAGGCACATTAAGAATAAAATAAAAAAGCAGAAACAGGCTAAACCACACAATCTAGTTTGCCCTTTTCTGCCTCTTTTATTAAATCAATTAATGTATAATCTTACACCATCTTATCCTACTGCTAATTTGGCATTATCCATCACTTCTAAGCGGTGGATGAAGCCGCAAGTGAACACAAGCGTATTGGTTGATATGACAACGTTCAAAGCGTCCATAAATTTATATAAAAAGTATAAAAATATACCATTCTGTATGTTTTCTGCCCCTTTTTTGCCCCTTTATTAATAAGCAACACATAAAAAGTTTTTAAAAAAAGCTTGACTTTATAACGGTTAACCGTTATAATATATATAGAAGGTCAGGAAAGGAAGCGTGATATGTTATCAAGAAAACAGTACAAAGAAGAAAAGAAAAGTGAACAAATGAAAAAGACTAGCGAGAAAATCAACTTAGTACTCGCAATACTAAATATCATCTCGCTAATCATAAACCTAATAAAACTAATCATCGGATAGTTTATCAGAGGAAGGTTGACCTTCCCTTCCTCTTAATTTTAATTCAAATTTAGGAGGAAATCAAATGAAAAAAGAGACGAAAAAAAACCTTATTTGGACTATTGTTTTGTCGGTACTGTTAGCACTGAATATTATTTATTTTATTTGGGGGTAATACCATGAGAAAAGTAGTCGAAGAATTGCTGAATTCTGATCTGTCTGCTTATCGCATCTCAAAAGATGCAAACGTTCCATACATGACTGTCAATGATCTAATAAATGGAAAGTCCTCAATTGATAATGCAAAATTCTCTACAATTGAAAAATTATATAATTACGCTATAAGCACAGAAAAAGAGGCTGTGACATAAGTCCACCAAAAAAACCGGCTGAACCGTTGTAATATCAACGATTCAGCCGGTTTTTATGTTATAATTAAGTTAGTCGATAAAAAAACAGAGGACCTCACCCCTCTGTTTCCATTTCAATCCTAGAAAGGACCAAAAAATGCATACTCATTATAACCTAAATCAACTTTATTTGGAAGTCTCTTATCAATACCGCCCTCAAGAAGATCACATCAGCTACTACATTCATCAATTTGTGGACTCTCTAGAGATTCATTATCCCTATCTCTTTGGTCGTCCTCGTAAATATGACTTCTCGATGTTACTCAAGTTATTATTATATGCTTATTCTCGCGGTGTCTTCACCAGTCGCTCGATGGAACAATTGGCTCGCGAAAATCTGCCCGCTATCTGGTTGTGTCAAAATGAAGTACCTTCTTACCGTACAATTTGTCGATTTAGACAGTCCGAGGAGTTATCCGACATTCTTAAACAAAGTTATGATGAATTTGTGCGGTATTTAAGGCAACAACGGCTCATCGATGATCATCTCTTTATTGATGGGACAAAAATCTTAGCGGATGCCAATAAGTACAGCTTTGTCTGGAAAAAGAACACGATCCGCTTTGAAGCAATGAATCGACAAAAGATGACTGAACTCGTCAATGAAATGCGTCAGTATTATCAAATGGGGTTGATTCCAGAAGAGACCCCACTGACGCTTGAAGGGCTTGAAGAAACCATTACCCAGCTTGAAGTTCGCTTAGAAGACTTAGAGGAAACCATCGAAGAGTCCCCTCGGTTGTCACCGAATCCTCACAAAAGGGAGCGGCGAAAAGTCAAAAGTCGATTAAGACGCATGAAACATTGTCATTCCAAGCATCAACAATACCAAACGCAACGAGCTATCTTAGGTGAACGTCATTCGTATTCAAAAACGGACCCCGATGCGACCTTTATGCGAATGAAAGAAGATCCCATGAAGAATGGTCAGTTGAAACCGGGCTATAATTTACAGATTGCCACCTCTCATCAATTTGTTTTAGCCTATGAACTTTTTTCAAACCCGACAGATACGCGGACATTAAGACCTTTCTTTGAGAGTCATCAAGCACTGTTTCGCTCCTTTTCAGTGGTGAGTATGGATGCAGGATATGGCTCTGAAAGTAACTATACTTATCTTGAAGAAAGCTTTCCTGAAATCACCGCATTAATTCCTTATGGAACGTATCTTAAAGAACAGAGTCGAAAATGGCGAAGTGACGACTCGAAAGTCATGAATTGGGACTATGATGAAAAAGAAGACTATTACGTCGATCCTCAAGGGGTACGATTTAATTTCGTCGCTTATCGCACCCGAACGGATAAGTATGGTTTTGAAAGAAATTTTAAAGAGTATCAAGCAGAACGGATCGATGAGAATCAACAAGAAATTGAAGCAGCGCTTACTCAGAAAGGATATGTCCGAAAGATTACGGTTAATCCTTCGTATGATTATTTCAAAGCCAAGCAAAGGGGCCTCTTAAAAGATCCGAAATATCGTCCAATTTATAGCCAGCGGAAGATCGATGTTGAACCGACATTTGGTCATCTGAAGGCTTGTTTGGGATTCACTCGATTTCATGTTCGAGGGAAACAGGCCGTGAATAATGAGATGGGATTGGCGCTAATGGCAGCTAACCTGAGAAAATTGCGATTAAGAAAGGCAGAAAAAGAAAGAACCCAGAAATTTTATTCCTATTGGATAAAATTTCTGGGTATTTTTGAGACTTGTGTCACAGCCTCTTTGTTTTATTTCATGAAATCTCCATAAGGTTTATCTTTTGTCCCTGCAGAAATCCATCGTTCTTTTCCACTATAAGAGGTATAAGTCATCCATAGCATACCATCAATTTCTTTAATTCCTTCATAATAGACAACATCACCTGCAGCATACTGAGCAGGTACTGGTCCGCTTGCTTTAGGTTCGTTACGAACATTAACAGTCGTATTAAATCTGAATCTGCCTGTCTGAGGCAATCCTGGTTCCTTCTTCCCAGGACTTTTTACGATTAACCGAGTCTCTGGATAGATCAAATTAGGATTTTCGATGTTATTCCACTCAACTAAATCATTGATAGCTACCTGGTAATCCATCGCAATCTTAGATAGTGTATCTCCAACTTGGACAGTATACATGTCTTTAGATTGCGCTGGACGACTAGGCTTGTCCTCAACTGATACAATGTTTCCATTTTTCATATTAGCTAGATCTTTCTTAAATTGGTACCACTTCGCCCAATTATTCCATTGCCAGTTACCTGGACACATCTTGCCTGAAGCGTCAAAATGGCGAATCACCCTAGAATCTGGAATATTGTATTTATTCTGTAGCTTGATCGTTAACAACAACATCTGCTCATAGGTTTTTGGATGGAAATCCCAGTGCCAGACATTCGTACCTGTAGTCACATCCTGACACCCTTCAATCCCAATGGAATTAGAGTTAGTCGCTCCATAGCGATGATAACCATTATACTGACCCTTACCTGAACGATAGCCATCGCCAATATGCCAAGCCTGACGATTATCAGGAACTACTTGGACGATTCTATGAGGATCTACAAAGTAGTGAGCAGAGGCCTCACGATATATGTCCCTAAAATAATTAGCATTATCTCTTGCTTGCCCTGCTGCCCCTACAAAGTGAATGATAATCCATTGTGGATTATTCCACCCACCCATATTTACGTTAGTAAAGTCTTTTTCGATTGGATATAAGTTAGCCATTAACCTTACCTGCTTTCTTAATATTGTCATAAAGCCCTGAAGCACCTAGTCCTGCAATGAAACCAATGAGAATTGACTGAGCAATAGATTGATTTAAGCTAATGGCTAGTAATCCAGAAATTAAGCCACCAATGAGTAGACTCATCAGTGGCAAGAAACGATCTTGAATAGTAAAGGCTGTTTTAAATACTTCTACAATCCCTGCAACAATCGGGATTAGTACAATTGCGATGACTTCTGATTGATTAAAAAGTTCAGTTATTATATCCATTTATTTTTCCTCTTTTCTTCCATATTTTTCTTTATAAGTAACGACATGATGGCCATTCGAGATTCCCCTTTGAGTTTCAAGGATCAAAATTCGATCTCCATGATCATCTAATCTTTCCTCGTGATTTTTAATCGACTCCATGTTTCTTTCTGCAATTTCAGTGAGTTTTTGACGATCATTTTTACTCTCGATTGTTACATCTTTAAATTCTTCCAACATTTTTACAATTGGCTCCATTTGACTCTTAGTAATATCAAGCATCTTGTCTTGATACTCCTTGTCTTGCTGTAACCTTTCTCGTCTTGCAAGATCTTCTTCCCTAGCTTTTTTCCTTTCCCAAGGCTCTAACAAGTATTTATAGCCAAATCCTAAAATTGCTGTCAGTGGTGCTATGATACCACCTACACTCATAATGTAGTCTATGATAGAATTCCAAGTCATACTCTACCCCTTTCTAATACAAATCAAATCTTCTTCAGCATCCATTTAAATTAACTATTATCTAACTTCTCCTTTCTGAACCACAAGGATATTTTGTGATTTTTTAAATCGTCTTTGATGTAAGTAGTCCCAAAAGGAAACGGAAGTCCAAAAATTCGCTCTAAGTAAGATACGGGGAGGCCTTTTATGAAATTGTAATTAAGACCGATTCGTTTAACATTCTCCGGTCGAACAACAATGACCCAATCGTTGATTGATATATAAGCGAGATAATCTAAACCTTTTAGAAGATTCCGTACTTTCCCAGAAAATATCAAATAACTACCGTATTCATCATGTAACGCATAAAAATCACCATCCCACACCTGCTCGTCAAGCTCGGTTAAGTCTACCTCGGAGCGCTTGAATACATCTTCCATCGCTTTGAGCGTTTCCCAAATCAAATCATTACCATAATAAACGGAGTCTAAATAACTTCCATTGTAATAAACTTTTTTAACATTCCTAAAATCAGCTAACATACGCTTACTCCTTAACTAAGTACAGCGTACCGTCTTGCTTCGATACGCTTTCGAATTCATCGCCTGTACCGTGCCACACGTCAATTGATTTACCATCGTCACCCTTATCGCCTTTCGGCAAGATGACAGATGTACCATCGCTGAATTTAAGCACGGTTTCGCCTTTTTCGTTCATCACTTGTGACTCAATGATAATTGGTTTGCCGTCTTTTCCATCAGCACCAGGTTCGCCATCTTCACCTTGTTTTCCGGCTTTTCCACGCTGAATCGTTACGCTTGTTTCATCGCTAAACGTGATGAGGGTGTTGCCCTGTTCATCAGTGGTAGTGCTAGTAATGGTGATAGATTTACCATCCTGACCGTCTTTACCTGGTTGTCCGTCTCGACCTGGTTTACCATTTTGACCGGGTTCCCCTTTTTCACCTTTAGGAACTATTAAAGTTGTAGTATCAGAAAATTTTATAACTATATTACCTTTTAAATCGACATATGTAGAATCAATTGTGAGTGGTTCTGCATCTTTACCTGGATTCCCATCTTTTCCTGGATCGCCTTTAGGACCTGGATCACCTTTTGACCCTTTAACAACCCTCGGTAAGATGTCTTGAATTAGTGCTTCTTTTCCATATCGCTCAATAATTTTTTCATCACTATACTCAGCTGATGGATGAATGTAAATCACCAAGCTGTAATAAGCACTAGGAAACTTACGCTTATCTCCAACAACTATTTCTAAATCGAATTTTCCAACAGGTAAAATTTCTGTAATAGAAAATTCAACAATTTCCTTATTGGAAACTGTTCCTTCTGCCTGATAATATTTTTCTCCATCCTTATTAATGTATACCTTAAATTTTAGACCTTGATACTCTTCCTCCAAGTGACCGATCAGCCTAAATTTTAAAGGGGATGTGTCACCTTGTCGGATAACAATTGCCTCTGGATCCTCTCCAGAAAGATTTTCTAATTTCAGTATTTCTTGAGTCATTTCATCATTCCTTTCTACTTCCATCTGCCAATGGCAAAGCCTCTCACTTTTAATTTTTGTAATTTAATATTAGATTGAAAAGTGAAGCTCCAGCCATTATATCCAACCCGATCAACATTACTTGATTTAAAAGTGGTGTACCAAACCGTCCAGCTTTGTCCTGTTCCAATCATTTCATCAGAGCTAATTTGAGCAAAGAAATTATTATCTTTAAAAGGCTTGGGCAATTTCCACCAAAGGCTATCCGTTCTCCACAATCCACCACTAGCCTTGTAATCATCCATCCATTTTGGAGTTCTCTCTAACCCAGAAATCCAACAAATCTGAATACCATCAAAAAGTCTGATCCAGTGACCGTCTGAACTTGATCCATATTCAATTAGTCCTTTTAATCCATTGTTAACCATTGATTGAATATCGGCTGCACTAGGACCAGAATTAATAGGTATTCCACCAATTTTTATTGGCCCCTCACTATCAATGCCACCCTTTCCAACCTGTAAATCAATTGAGCTACTATTATCGAATGATTTTCCTACAGCTATACCATGCTTACCAAGCTCTAAAGGAAGTGCCTCAGTACCTAAAGATTGTGTAGCAACTATGACATATCCTTTTGAGTCAATAACGCTCAATTTAAAGTCATATGTTGAACTGGAATCGATGTTTGAAACAGATGAGTCAATTTTCCATTTTGACTTCTGCATAAGCACTGTATTTGAGGGGGCTTGGCTTATCCACGTCTTATCAGACTTCTTTTTATATTGAATAACATATTGAGGAAGTTTATCTGAAATAGCATCATAGCTACCAAAAGCTTCTATTAGGACTTTTGTTTGATTGGATGGATCTCTTCGAACTTCAAAAAGCTCTACAGCAGGACGACTATAGTCTTCTACAGTAATAACATCAGACCACATAGCGGATTTACCACGGCTATCTGTGATAGTTGCGACTATAGGTATTGTTCCAGCTTGATTAAGAACAACATCTTTAACAGAGTTCGTTGAGAAAGACTGATTACCGATCTTAATTTGCTGTCCTGTGAGCTTAGCTCCTTTACTAGCCTCACCAGTAAAGGCAACAGAAATAGAAGACATTCCTTTATAGAGCTTTCCTTCTTTTTCACCCTTTTTAATTACTTTAGGCTCTACTATAAATTTCGGTTGAACACTTTCAGGAACGGTTAACTTAATCGTTCTAGTATCTGTGCCTAAAGTTTGACCATTGACTAAAGTCGTGGTTCTCATTTCAAGAACACCTTCGGTAGCATTAGCTAAGGCACTATAGACTTTGTTTCTTTCACTTTCAGTAAGGGTAACAGTGATTGATTCCGATGAAGTTTCGACTTGCTTAATATAGGTATTATTAACATAAATAGCTATTTCTGCTGTACTAGGAACCGCCGTTCGAGTTAGTTCAAACTTCCAATTAGATTCAGTGTTGGCATTATAAACTTTGCTGACATATGAAGGCGAATAGTTATCATCACTACGAATCCAACCAATCCCATAAGATTTTGTTTTATCTCTAATTGAGTAGATGGGGATCGTTCCTGCACCTTGATTCGGATAATACCAGTTGCCGTTCGCGTCCGTCCAAGCAATATTATCTATAATCGTTTCGCCGGTGAAAGTAAGGCTATGAGGTGTGTAGTTCCTTTTAGCAGCAGATCCAGAGTCATAGTAAAGAGGGATCCCCAGTTTATAGATTGTATAAGGTTTGTTTAAGCTTGCCATTATTTACCTCCGATCCATCTTACTGATGTATTCTCGCCATTTTTTTCAAATTTGTGATTTCCAATTTCAAAAGAAGTTGTCACTTTCATGTTTTGGGCATGAAAAAAGTTACCGCTTAAGTAAGCAGTAACCGTTTCTCCGTCAAGAAATTCAAGTTTCTCATTATCAAGCCTTAACTTATTTTTATTATCTGATTTACCGATCGTTAAAGCTTCGTCAAAAACAAAGTGAGTATCAACTGTTTTTTTGTGCTCTTCTAGCATCTTTATTTGCCTTGAAGCGTCATTAGCATCTCCTCTTAAAGACTCTATTGCTTGAATGTATTCAGCAGAGTGAGTAATCACTGCATTATTCTTTGTAATATTCAAAGAAGTATCCAACGATTCTACTTTCCTTTGCGTATCAGACAGTATCTGCACCACGTTATTAATATCTATTTGATTCGCTTTTTCATCAATCTCATCGCTAAAATCTGCATAGCAAGGAGTCCATTCAATAGAAGGAATGTCACCACGGGTTAAAGTTATCCATTCTACTGATACAAGATTATTTCTTTTGTTATCACCATTACCGTTAGAGTGGATATATAAATTTAAAAACGGTGGATTATCTTGATCATAGGTTTTCCCTTGATAAACGATTTTGTCCGCCCATTTAAAAGTCATGCTGACTATTTTATAGCCTTCAGTTTTCTCAACGTGAATCCAATTATATAAATTAATCATTCCACCAGAATTATAGATAGCTATTCTGTCGTTTTTATCCAACTTAATCTTCATGGTAACTGTCATTAATTCGCCAGTTTGTGGTGTTTCGCAAATGTCCCAACGTCCGTTTAAATATTCTTTGGTAGACGTCGGTATATTAGACTTTCTTAAAAGATTTTGACCAATATTACCAGTCTTACCATCTTTACCCTGATCCCCTTTTTCACCCTTAACATATTGCCAGGTATAAACCGAGTAATCTGTTGGATCCTCTTCGGTTGAAGTCGTAACAAACCCCACATACTTTCGACTCTCAGCTTTATCTGTACTAAAGTTGTCTCCTAAAGGACTATCCGCCCAAGCAGTATGAATATAGGTAGACTTACCATCTTTACCAGGAGGGCCAGGAATTCCAGTGGCTCCATCAGACCCTTTTAAAGATTCCAAGAAGTCTTCCATTGTCCCTTTATTTCCTGCTTTTAGCCACAAATCATAAGCACTCAGTCCTTCTTGAGCAATCTTAACAACTGCTGCAACTGTTTTTATGATTTCTCCTGTTGGTTCTTTTATTTGACACATAAAGGAGGATTGCTCACCTTGAATATCTTCTTTTTTAACTTCAATCACTAATCCAGTCCAGTCAACAAGTAGCTTGTTAAATTCAGCATCTGCACTTTTGTCTTCAGATACTCTAACCCATTCATACTCAAACCACGAGGCATTGACCGGGCCACCTTTGCCTGTTAAATCAACAGTAAGAGTAGTCGATGGTAAAGAATCAGAAAGGGATAGCCCTGCTGAAGCTGTGATAGTCGCATCAAAATCAGTAGCTGAGTAAGAACCCTCTAGCATTTCTTTACGAGTTACTTCCAGTTCCGCTTGCAAAGCTTTTATATCTGCGTTATCGATAGGCAGCATTTCTTCAACATTCCCTAGTACGACTGTATTCGCACTTGGATTTGTTTCACTTGTGGTTAATTCAATAACTCTCGCTTTGATATAGAGAGGAGGCTGAAAGCTATGGTCTACAAAAGTCCCAGTATCACCAATGCTCAAGTCATCTGGTATGTCCATGAGCTTACAGCGATACTTTGCTTCAGGTTCCATTCGATTTTTAAAGTTATTTAAAGCTTTAACTAGCAAGGCTACCGGATCTTCTTCATTAGAATCTTCAAACTTTCCTTCAATCCAATCCTTTGAATGCTCTCCATCTGCTAGTCCCCATTTTTGATTGGCCATAGGGCAGTAGACAGCATTGCTGCCATAGTCCGATTTAAAACCTTTAATGCCAATGTTTCTACTTACTTCTGGTCCATGACCGTCATCTAGGTGATAGTGAATCGACCCATCTAAATCAAGCTTAATTTGAGCGATACCGACTTTTTGGATTTGCCCTAATTTATTTTTTTCGACCTGAATATCCGCCCTCACAAAGGTTGATACTTCATACAGGGCCTGTACGATGTACTCCGCATGAAGTTTATACCCTCTAGCGTTCATATGGATATGAGCACCATTAGCTCCGTCTGAATAGTATAGAGAATCTAACTTGGGACGAGCATACTCCATCCAATTAACATGAAAGATATTCGCCACTTCAGAAGATACCTTCTTATAGATAGAACTCACATTATTAGCATGGCCAACCTCGCTAGCGGTATCAACAAAGAGCACTTTTCTTTGATCGCCAGCAATTGAAGCAAAGTTTCTAACCTCAGACTCTGTCACGCCTCGATTCGTACCCAAGATAACGACTACATAATTTTTAAGTTGACCGCTATTTTTCATCTGCTTCAAGGCCTCTGTACCATCATACTTAGCATCACTCGGATAGACGATTTGACGACTGCCATAAACATCAAAGTTAATTGTTTTGACTAGCTCTTGAAGGTAAGGTTTAGTACCCACACCTAGACTATCTCCAATGACCGATACGTCTAAATAATCCGCTGCACTTTTCGCTTCAGCAGACATCTGGCCACCTACTATACTTTTTACATTATTGACTAGTTTTCCATCCGAAGAAGGCAGTTCAGGCTCTGGCTGAGATGGCTCTTCCTTCTTGCCTAAAAAAGCCTCTTGATCCCACTCATATAGTTTGTGCTGTTCGATAATTCTAATTAATGAAGTTGCATAGGCTGGATCTGTCGCATAGCCTGCAGCCTTTACCGCATAACAAGCTTGCTTATAGTCTTTTTCTCCAACAACATTTCTATAGTTGTTCTTTCGCCATTCTGTAGAGGTAAAGAAAGCTCCATGGTCTTCAACAGAATCAGCAATTGAATCATACGCTCTAAATGCTGCGTTGACTCTGATTGATCGTCCATTAACAACTTCACGAGTAGGCATGGTTACTGTTCGTCCAGTCCAATCATTACTGGCCTTAATCCCAAAGCAATTGTTGTAAGGAGGCTTTGATAAGGTACTTGATCCCCAACCTGACTCCAGGACGGCTTGAGCCGCTGTTAAAGATGGAAGTACCTGGTACTTATGCCATCCATTAATCGCACCCGATTTAATTTGATCTAAAAAGCTCATCTAATCCCTCCTATTTAATCTAAAACAGTAAAGTGGCCGTCCAGACCAGCTAACAGATGTCGTCATGACGCCACTGCGACCATTACCAGTCGTGCAGTGAATGATTGTGTTATTATCCAAGAAAATGCCAGTATGGCCAGAATTACCTGCGGAAGCAGCCCCTCTAGCACCAGATAGGAAGATATCTCCTCTTCGTGCTTCAGAACGATTGATCTGAGTCATCAGTTTATTAGGACCAATCTCGTTCCACATCGTCACGGTTGATCCTGGCCAACCGCCTGCTTGTTTAAATCCACCAGCAACTAAGGCATAGTGGACTGCGCTGGAGCAGTCAAAGGAATTAGGTCCAGTTCGTTGAGCTTGAGAATACCAGGATCTTCCTTCTTTCGACTTCATCCAATTGATCATCTTGTTCAGCATTTCTTCGTGTTTAGACCGCTTAACCGAATCTTGAGAAGGTGTTGGGTTTGATGATTTTTGATTTTTCTTTTTGGTTTTTTCATTGATGTCTACTGCCTTACCCGCAACCGTTAATTTGGTTGCTAAGTTATAGACATTGACTTCCCTTTCTAACCCCAAAAGAAGATCATCACTTGATATTCGAAAGCCCTCAGGATCTTCCACACGTTTCTTCAAGAAATCAATATAAAAAGCAGGTTTCTTACCAGGGGTAAATTCCACCCCATAAGAAAGCTCTGCTTCAAATTGTTTGGCTAATTCGATTAATCGCTCCTGTAAACGTTGCTGATTAGATAAGTTCAGCTGCTTAGTAATACTGACCTCACTTCGTCTTACTTTGATATCTGTTCCTAGCAACGAGCGACTATAGTAATAAGCAATTCCTTCAGGCCTTAGAGGTTCATCAATTGGATCTACGAACATATTTAGTGCAGTAATCGTTGTTTCCTCTCCATACACCTTCTTCTCAAAGTTATTCTCATCAATCTTAGTGATGGTCATTAAAAGTTGCTTACCGTGCCTTGTTTTTAACTCAATCATATTCCCAACGCTGACTTCTTGGTGTTTAGTGCTAGTTTTTAAAACAGTCAACTCTAAAGTATAGAAGCCGTTGGCCAAAGTCGTTTTCAATCGATCATCTTTAAATCCAACGCCTTCTTCAATTGAGTTATCTAAGATAGCTGCGACTTCATATCTTCGATCAATAATTCGCATCAAGATAGCCACCTACTTTCATATGATATAGAGACATCAGGCATCTTAGCCCAATCAGAATAAGTAATACCTAGCTCAGTTGAGCCAAAGTCAAGCGGAAAGAAACGACTGTCCACATCGAGTAAACTCTTTGCTGTGGATCCATTTAATAACACATCACCAGTTTTAGTATCAACATATAAGTGATCTCCAGTAGTAAAGACGTTCTTCACGTCCCTAATCGACTCAGCATAGATTCGCTTGACAAGCATGGTTCGAATACTAAACTGATCATACACTTTAGATCCTCCCCATTTTCCTTGCCAAACAAACACCTTACTAGCCCTTAAGTCTTTAGCTGTTGGACTATAAGCACTATGCTTAAAGGATTGAGGAGATCTGCTGACATGATAATTCCTAACTTCTTCAATATCTCGCTCATAGATCCAGTAGATTGGCCAACCGCCATTGTCAAAACGATAGGCATTCGTTCCGTCTCTGCCTCGTTTAATTGCACCAATTGTATAAGTCAAATCATGATAGCCTTTTAAGATTGGATGACCTGTTTCTGCATGAGTACAAGACCGCTTAATGTGAGCCTGTTGACCGACCCTCACTTTTTGATTGACTGTGTATTGAGTACGATCTGTGTATGCTTCCCAACTTAAAGAGCCGCCTTGTTTGCTCATTTTGATATAGCCATCCAACGCACTCAGTTTGCCAGATCGAATGATTGTAGATTTCTTTGAATCAGATGGATCAGGAACTTTATAAGTGACCGTCAACTCGTTTTTACCTTCGCCAGTATCGTAAATTGATGTTGTCATAATCGGACGATTATTAGCATCCATCACGACAACCAACATAGCACAAGTCCTTGAAGGGTCTTGCGTATTGGATATTTTCAAGGCACTAATCAGTTGAAAGTTATCCGCCTCTTTCTCAACCTGTCCAGGGGTAAATTCCTTAATATAAGCATGGCCATGCCACTGTTCATAAGTATTCCCAATGTTGGGATTGAGATTCATTCCCAAACCATTAAATACTGCATTCTCATTACTGGATATCTTTTCATAATCTGGAATCCAGCGATGGGCATCTTTGACTTGAGTCCAGCCTGAAGCAGTAATCGGATTATCATTAATTGGATATTCGTTGGAAGGTAGTTCAATTTGATCTGTCTCCAATTGATTTCCAAAAGTCATGAATCCTTTAGGACCAACTATACTAACATAGCCACAATCCGACTTAAAATGAATGTCATAAATCGGCTGTGTCGGTGCGGTTCCTTCATTCTCAACTATCGCTCTACCTAGTTTAAAAGGCTGCGTCTTCATTCCATCAGACGATCGCCAGAAGTAATCAGGACTGATAAATTTTAGCTTAGCTTTACCTGCTGTGTGGTTATTGCTAAATCTAACTCCGCCATCGAGTATCGCCATCAAATAACGATCCTCTCGATCACTAAACTTTAATTCTTTAGGTTCATTAGCATAAAAAATTCGATTCAAATGATCGAGATTAGCTTGGACATTATGAACGATGGTTATATCCACTTCCAACTCAATCTGATCAAGGCTAGATCTTAAAAAATTAGATCCAGAAACTAACGAATTTTTCAAAAAAGTATTCGTTCTAGGAGCGTGTAGCAAAGGTCTGATTTCATTGATAATGCAATACTTAGTAAACTCTTGACCATTAAAATAACCTTTAATATTAAAAGGTCTCTTCATCTTACCACGCCCCTCTCATACGTTTGCTCATCATATTCTGTAATGCTTGTTGCTTTCTGATTGGATCCGACAACTCTCTAGAGACTCTTACTTCATCAAGATAAGTATCAGGATCTTTTTGAATTAATTCATCAAGCTTATCTAATATCTTACCCAATATTTCAAATAAGTATTGAATGTATGATATTTGATTGATATCCAACTCTGCTGACCGGTTTCTAGTTAGATTATTTATATCCTTTGAGTAATCAGCTAAAGGATTATTAACCTCTGGTAGTCCGTCTGTCACGTCTATTGCCTTAAATCTGTATTCAAAGGTATCACCTAAGTAATTCGAAACAAGATCTTCCATTGAACTTAAAGACTTTGATACAGAAGACATTTCATCTTCAATACCAAGAGCTAGCCCTTTACCAAGCATGGCCCCAACTTGATCTCTAAATACTCTTGACGGTGAATGGATACCAAAAGCACTTTTTACTTTTGCAGTAAGCGAGTTTGCGAATCCTCCAATCTTACCAAAAATCCAATCTTTGACTGAACCAATACCATTCCACAAACCTCGAATCATATTTGCACCAATATCAAATAAATTAACTGAGCTGATCTTGTCAACGATTCCTTTTCCTATTTGATCCATCGCATCAACTGCATCTGCAATCTTATCAATGATACCTTTAGCCAAAGAAATAATTAGATCGAACCCTGCCTTAACAAATTGTGGCAAATACTCAATAATTTTAGCTACTAACCCCACCAACAATTGAGCTCCAGCAGCTAGAAGACTTGGCAGCATGCCTATAATACCTTGGATTAAATTTCCAATGATTTCTCCACCTTTTTGCCATATCTGAGGCAAGTTTTGTGCAATCGTTAAAACAAAGTTTGCAACTGCGTCTATAGCTGCTAAAACTATTGCTGGAAGATTACTGATAATTCCTTGAGCTAGCCCAAGGATTAAATTCACTCCAGCCTGAAGTATTGTAGGAATATTTTGCAAAATAAATAGAGCAAATTGAGTGACCAATTGCCCTGCTGTGGTGATTAATGTTGGAAGATTCTCTAAAATTCCATTAGCTAAATTTAAGACAATTTCTACCCCTTTATCCAAGACAGATGGCAAGTTTTCAGTGATTCCATTCAGAAATTGAGGAACTATTTGACTTGCCTGTTCAAATAAACCTGCTAATCCGTTGCCAAATCCGTCTGCAAGTTGAGGGAATATTTCATTGACCGATTGCATGATTGTTGGAATGCCCTCTTTAATCAACTGGCCAACTACTGAAACAGTAGATTTCCCTAAGTTCCAAAGCATTGGAAGGAGATTACCAAAAACAAAGGTGGAAGTCGTCTTAAGTAAAGATCTAACTTCCGCTTCAACATTCTCGCCCAATGCCATATTACCAAGTAGGTTACTTGCCGCTGCTTTCATAGCATTGAATGATCCACTGAAAGTTTTCTCAGCTTCTTCAGCTGTAGCTCCAGTGATTTCAAGCTTTCCTTGGATAGCATGAATCGCTTCATAAACATCAGATAAATTGTTTATATCATACTTAACTCCAGTGAGCTTTTCAGCATCTGCTAAGAGTCGTTCCATCTCTTGTTTAGTGCCGCCATAACCAAGCTTCAAGTTGTCCAGCATTGTGTAGTTCTGCTTAGCAAATCCTTGATAAGCATTCTGTATATCTTGAATATTGGTACCCATCTTATTTGCATTATCAGACATATCAATCATAGCCATGTTGGCAATGTCGGCTGCCTTATCTGCATTTTGACCCGTTGCTTGAAGTAATGAGGCGGCAAATGAGGTGGTTTGTTCCATATACTGATTAGCAGACAGCCCTGCAGTCTTATAAGCTTGTTTTGCATTAGCAACTACCTTATCAGCCGACCCTTTAAATAAAGTTTCAATACCACCGATTGATTGTTCTAAATTTGCCCCTTCAGTGATTGCTGAAGAAATAGTTTTTCCGAGAGCAGCTGCGGATACTACACCAGTCAACATTTTGACCATTTTTCCACCCATAAGCCGCCCTGCAGATATCCCTGCTCCTCCAGCTTCACCATTCATCAAGCGACTAATCGAACCTTGCATCCCTTGCATTGATGGGACCAATTGGACATATGCCTTTGCTAATTCCATGTTTAACCTCCTTCCACATATTTATTCCAAAACTCATTGAAATCCTCACCAGAATTAAAGCCGATAAGCTCTTTTTCTTTAGGTCCTTTTGTAATCAGATCAAAAACAGATTGTGGTCTGTTTCTATTTTTCTGGCCATCTTCTGTTTTAGACCACCAAATCAAACTCAAATAATCCACTGATAAGGCCAGGAGACTATCTGATAGTGAATGCTCCTGACCCATCAGCTTCAATTTAATTCTTGAGTCATTAGGTAATCCAGCTGCTAAGGTAGCGATAAAGCTTGCTGGATAGCTTCGATAATTAAAGATTTGGTAGGTTTGAGCCAGATCACAAATCAAAGCATCCTCATCCGCTTTAATCATACTGGCGAGGGTTATGAGTTTTTTATTCTATCGCTTCCATTCATGATTTCTTCAATTTCTTTAAATAGCTTAGTATTGTCTACAAATCCATCCTCATCACGAATATAATCTTTTAGTTTCTGAGCTTCTTCTCCTAATAAGAGATCAACAATTGAAACAAGATAAACCGGATTATCTTCAACTTTAGATATAGCTTCTACTAATTCATAGTTATTGAGACGTCTTTCATCAATCTCGTAAGCAAATCCGCTCGATGTCTTTCCTTTAATCATTTTATTTTTCATCAGTAGTCGTTACCTCCTTGATATATTCATAGTGAGTGTTCTCTGATTTATCAGGTAATGCTTGAATCGTTACTTCATAGCCAACGTTTTCGTTGTCCTTATAAGTGATATCTCCCAATTCAGATAACTTACCAATTGGAATGACAATTCGTTTAACTACTTTTCCTTTCAGAACCATATCAACAACAATACATTGTTCGATAGTCTCTCCTGAATTCACAGTGACTTTGATCCCTGTAGAGAGATCACCAGTGACATTTGCTTCACCATAGATATGTTTTAAAACATCAATATTAAGTCCTTCAATCAATGTATACGAGAAGGTATCAGAGCGTTCAGAGATGACAGTATTAACGATATCTCCACCCCAAGCCTTAATATTTTCAGATTCAGGCGAGTTGCTGTTAGTGAGTCCATCTTCCGAAATATAACCTAATGATTTAAACGTTGCATTTAATTTAGTTGTTGCATCTGTAGGTAAAGCAGTACCAACAGGTGCTACATAGATTGCTCCACCGACTTTTGGTTTTGCTGCCGTTACATGTTCTACGTTTGACATTTAGCATCCTCCTTTAATAATAAAAAATTTCATACAACGCCTGGTAGCGGTACTGTCTAGTTTCGATGTCTGTGAAATTATAATCAGAGTTGAGTCTAACTCCGCTTACCAGGTCTTCTTCAACCATAGACTCAACCACCAATTTCACTTTTTCATTAAGCTCAGCTGCTTCATATAAGCTAGGTGCATACGATTGAAAAGCCACTCTAGCAGTAGGCAGTTTATTTTTTTGAGAGCCTCCGACTCGTTCGATCATCACAAAGGTATCTGGCATGGATAATTCGTGCTCAAAAAAAGACGGCACATTTAAATGACCGTCAAAAAAATTCTTAATAACTTCTTCTATGATCATCTAGTACACCGCCTTGATAATTGTGTTGTTATTCAGAGTATCTTTAATAGCTGCTCTAGTCTCAGCTTTGACCATTGCATTAGCACGAGTCTTACCTACATAAGTATCCGAGGTATACCCATCGCCACACCGAGCTGCGATAGCGTCTGCCTGTTCTTTAAGCATTGCCTGTACTGATTCACTTTTCATATAAGCTCTCACATTTTTACTATTAAGCTTCACTTTGTATTTACTCATAGCGTTCCACCAACACTTTCTTGTTCCAGTCTAAAGGCATCATATGAGGCATTCCTTGAGTCGGCGTTCCTATAACTCTCCAAGTCTTCCCATAAAATTCAACTTCCTTACCGTCCCAATCATGCTTATCGTCTTTAGGAATACCTAGTAAATATTCAGCTTTTCTACCAGTCAAGTTAATTGTCGTTTCAACATCCTCGGTTGAAGGCTGAGCGATTATCACATTTTTAATTGGAACTTTTTGCTTTTTATAAAGCTTTTTGCCTAGCGGATTAATGCCAGTCTCGGTTTGATCCCATAAGTAAATCATCTGGCCTTTGATCCATCTCGCCATATAGTTCAAACGCTCCTCTCCGCTGTTTCCTTAGACCTAATTTTTTTAGTTCATCTCTCTTAATGAAGATGCCTCCACCAGGAGATAAAAAAGTTCCTGATGCTGAGTAACCTAGTGCCGCTTCAGAATATTGAATCATAGGTTCGCTGTTAGTCGAGGTCATTAATGTTCGAGCTACAATATCAACAACGACACCCTTTAATACATTCATGTATCTTGGATTATTCGATAACGCATCTAGATTTTTTCCTATCTTCTCAGCTTCAAGATATAGAGTGTCTTCAACCACAGGTATCAAAGCTTTTGCACGAGCCAACTCTTCAGGGCTAAGAGGCCTAAATAGTTCAATAACATCCTCTACTTTGATATAAGCCATCTAAACACCTCCTAATTAAAGGCGTCAGCAATCACTTCAATGATTTCATCTTTCTTAGCGTCTGCAGGTAACTCAATCTCATTTTCTTTGGCATATTCCTTCAGCTCTTTTACTGTCATTTTAGTAAGATCAAACTCTTCTGGTTCAGCGATTTCCTCACTCACTTCTTCCTTTATTGGCTCATCCTCAACAGCCACTTTTTCCGATTCATCTTTGACTTGGTTAGGATTATATTCTTCCCAAGCCTCTCCAGTAATAACAGAGGCGACCTCAATGATCGCCCCTGTATCTTTGTGAATATATTTAGTCATAACACTACGCCTCCTGTACACGAACAAAACTTTCAGGCAACAAGATTCCCCATCCAATATATGACTCGGCACGAAGTAATACCTGGTTAGTTTCCTTCAAGTCAGAGTCACCACCATCTGGATTACCATACTCAATGATTTCAAGAGGAATATTTTCTGTATATCCCCACTTAAACGCACGAGCAAAATCTCCTAAGATAACATGATCCTTCTTAGCATCTCCGCCAGTTATCATCAAAGTACGATTCACATCTGATCGAATGCCATGAAAAGCATCTGGATTTTGAGCGAATCTGAACTCAGGATAACGATGAACTCCATTTTTATCCTTTAATTTACCTAAAGCAGCACCAGCTTGACGAGAGAATGCAATACCCGTGATATCTCCACCTGTAGTCGCAATCATTGTTGCTGCTTCATCAATTTGATCGTCAATCGTTTCAGCATTATAAGTCAATACATTGCCTGTTACCAATCCATCGAAGGAGTTAGTATCTTTGAAAGTAGCATTAGTAAGTGAGCGAGGTTCTAAACCGTGAATGGCTGCAATATCAAAAGATTCAGAGATTTTCTTAGAGAATCCATCAATGAATGAACTTAAAAAATTCAGTTGCTTTTCTCTTGACGTCTTAACGAACTCGTCAGTTACACGAGCTTGATAAACAAACTTAACTGGCTTGATGGTACGAGAAGTTACTTTAGCTTTACCTGCTAACTTCTTCTCGCCTTCGCCTACAATTTGAGCATTACCTTCTAAGTCAAAGACATATTGTTGAATTCCAGAGAATGGAATTGGTGTTTGCCCTGATAGCTTAGCTAACGTTGAGCGACCTTGCACTTTACTATAAATTTCTTTAACAACTTCCGCTGGAAATAAATCTCCTGATTTTAATACCATATTTTTACTCTCCTTTTATTTTAAATATTCATATCATCTAACATGCTCATTAGAGCAGCGTCTGTTCCTTTTGACTCATTGTCATAAGACTTCATTGGTGCTGGATCTTTAATTGAAACATACTTTGCTAATCGTTCTGCATCTGCTTGCAAGCTTTCCTCATCATCGCCTTGCAGTCTGTCCGCAAGGTCAAATGGAATGTTATTCTTTGCTGCCACTCCATATCTTAAATTTTGAGTTTTGTATTTAGACGCTTCATCAGCATAAGTTTGAATATCAGATTCAGCAGTTGCTAGCTTTTCACTCAACGATTCTTTTTCGCTTTGAACTCCTGCCAGGCTTTTCTCCAAATCTGTCTTTTCTTTATTGAGTTGGTCAACTAAATCAATGGTTTCCTTATCTGCCTTTAAAGATTTACCATGTTCAGTCATTACTTTTTCAACCACTTCATCTTCTAGACCTAATTCTTTTAAAAATTTTCGATCCATTATAATTCCTCCTTCGTTTTTTAACGTGTTTACGAACACGATGGATTTACTGAATATCGTTTCAGTGTACGAAAAATAAGCAGTTTAATGACATACTCAGGTCAAAACACACAATTAACTCACGATTTCTAGAGATAAGAATTGCTTAATATCAATGTTTATGCCTTGCATTCTAGAGATAATCTCAAGATTAACTCACGATTATCCACCTCACTTTCCCATCAAAAAACACCAGTTATTAAACTGGTGCTAGTAATTTATTCTTTGCTGTTTTTTAGGCTTCGCATCAACACAAGCCCAATAAGCTAAAATCATACTGTCCATTAATGATATATCATGATCTTCAAACTGGCTTTTAAATCCAAAACCACCATTTGAACCAATTAGTCTTCTTTCACAGTTGGTTACTACTTGGGTTAATGAAGGCTGATTTTTATGTAAAATATTTCCAGTATTTACCCCCCTTTCAAAAGTCGCATTAGCTATGATCACTTCAGCAACCTTCGGCAATATGGGTTTAGGTTTAATTTTAGCTTGCTTCATTTCTTGCTCAAGGAGTCTCTGACCTCCTGCACCGTCAATTACAACCGATGCTACATCTGCACGATTTAGAAAGTCTAGAATCCATCCATTACCATTCCTGGTTGATTGGCAGTCGATAGATTCAATAAATATCTTGTCACTCGTTGTCTTAACCGCAATGCTCATCGCTACATTGACTCCATCATTTCCATACTTAACACCTACAAACAACTTAGATTTTAAGGTAGGCATTCGCTTAGCAAAAAGTTCTTCCCATTCCTCAGTTGTAATAGCTGATTTTTGGTTATATTTAACCCAATAGCCAAGACGTTGAATATTATGATCCAATTCATCCTGGCCAAGCTCAGCCTCGATCTTACGCTCATTTAAGTGGTATCCCATAGATGGATTTGTCTCATACCAAGCTTCAACATCTCTAATATCTTTTAATTCAGCTACTGACCACTCAGCCCAACCTGAATACTTCAAACCACCATCAAGAACCGTATTTCGATAATTAGTGAATACCGTTCCAGATGATATTGGTGTAGGAGGTGTTCCACACATCAAAGTCATTGGATTATCAGAGTCCGTCACCGTGTATTTAAGAGCTGATTCTTGATCGTCTGTATACTCTTGGGCCTCATCAATAACTAGCAAGTCAAAGCCTTCCCCAAGCCCTCCGGTTGAAGTTCTTGTTCTAAATTGGATGACTCCCCCACTATGATAAAGCTCTAGACGCTCTTGCCCTTTAGCTTTAATCGAGTTGAAATCTTCACCTTCAACATATTCAGATTTTTCAAGGTAGGATTTCATCTTCTCATACGATGAGTGAGCCGTTGAAATTCTATGAGCGGTATGTAAAATGTTCAGGCCCTTTTCTAGAGCCCAAATTTCCATCATGTATATAATTTCTGTTTTACCGTTCCGCCTAGGCAGAGAATAGCCAAACTTTTGATGGACCCAAAGCCCATCATCAATGGCCATGATAGGATCCAGCAATCTCCTCTGCCATTCATAGACTTCATTGCTGGTTCTCTCATAATATGTGATTGCTTCACCAGCAAGCGATTCACTGTAGTCTATCAGATAGTCAATGGTTGGTGTCTGCCTACCATATTTAGTTGTGATAGCAAACACCTCCGATCCTTTACACTACATATATTAGTTACTATTCAATCTCGCATTTTTTCTATTTTATCAGCCAAATTTCCCAATTCATTCGATAATTGATCGTTATAGCCTACATTTGTTGACTCATTTAAATAGATTTTATCCAGAATTTCCTCAATTTCTTCTTCTGAATAATATTGATCCAAATTGACCTTAACATTAATTGTATTAAGTAGATTTAACTCTTTTTCTTCAAGCATTAGCTTCATTGTTGCTACCACCTTTTAATTTTTTTATTCTATAACTACTTGTTTTATGTGAAGTAGTCAAATTTCCAGTATCTGGATTAATATAGAATGTTGCTTTTTCACCAATCACCTTAAAAGAAGGTCTATCTTGGCTATCATATTTTATATCTCCTATTTCTAAAGGACGGTTTAAAGCATCTAATATATCACTTGCTTTAAGTCCCCTTTCAACTGATCTTTCTGCAAAATGTTCAGATACATCTTTTACTTTAACACCATTAATTTCTTCACCTAGTACATTGCTTTTGATAATTCTTTGAATTCTACCTATTTCCTTAGAATCTTTTTTCTTTCTCGAATATATTATATCATCGATCTGTTTAGTTCTATACTCGATCAATGACTCGTTCTCTTCTTTATATTTCTTAGTGTGAACATTTTGCCTTCTGCCATCTCCAGGAAGATACTCTACTGAGCATTGACAATTTCTATGCCTCCTAAAAACATCTCTAGGCATGTTCTTGGAATATTCATAAATCCCTGCTACTTCACTGCACCATTCACAGCATCCAGAATTTGCTTTTCGAATGATCTTAGGCTTCAACCCAGAATCATACTGGAAATCCGCATTCGCTTGGATCGAGTCGTCTACAATTGACTGGCTAAAATTAACTATTGGTTCTTTCAAAATCCATTTAATATCATCAAACTTTTCAGCATCAGCTAACCTTTGAACAATTCCATCAATTCTATCTTGATTGATCGGAGGTTTTATCGCTTTTAGGCTGAGATTAGCTTGTCCATTCAATAGATTCTGAATATCAGAGGTATTTTCAGCAATTAGGTCATAATTCTGATGCATCATCGGGTCTACGACCTTCTTAGCGATATTATAATACATCCTGCCATTAGGTAGTTGTTCTTCTGACAGGTTTTCTTGAAATACTTTAGCTAATACTTCTCCAATTTCTATTGAAAATTGATTGGCCTCATGATAAGTCGCTGTCTTATTCTGGATTTTCTTCTTGATCTGATTCAACTTGGATTGATGACCGATTTCCTTCTTGAATTCCGACTGAAGTTTCTCCAATAATTCGATTGAAATATCCGACTTCATCCACATCACCTTCCAATCCAGTCAAATCTCTTAAGTTATCTTTGCCAAAATACCCAGGCACAGATTGATTAATCTTAATAACTCCATCACCAATGGAAGAAATAGTTGCCGCATCAGGTTCAAAGATAGGTTCCCACTTGCCAACCGATTTATAAAATTGATTTCTCCTATATGGATAATCATCTCTAATACAAGCTGCTAAATAACCAACGTTTAAAAATCCACTGGCAAAGTTTCTTTGAGCCTTTCTTGCAGTAACTCGCAAAGTTTCATGAGCTGCCTTAATAGCTTCAGCACTTGATGGATTATCAGTTACAAATCCTAAGTCATCAATTGTAAGTCCTGTTTCACCTGCAAAACCTGCTGCTGCCATTCTAATTTGATCCATAAAAGGTGACATTGAAGGAGCATTGAATTGACCAAGAACTGGCTTGTCTCCGTCCTCATCTTTCGTAAATTCTAGCATGGAAGATATCGTTGCTTTCCAAGAATCTAACGGATCCGAATCTTGGCTGGTACCTACAACATATTTTTGAGGCCATGAATAGAATTCAGCAGTGACATCTGATCGCTCTAATACCCTTCCAGCATAAGCTTGCCAATAGATACTCGCTCTGCTGATTCTTGATCGCCCAAATGGTCTTTCTGCATCTGGTCGGTTAATCACAGGAACTAGCAAAGGTGCTGGAGACTTATGATCATAAACCCTTACTGTCCTATCTTTACTGTTAATAATTGTTGTCTTAAAAGGTTCAAAGTATGCTTCAACTTTAGGTCTTTTAAACTCATCTTTTTCAAGGACCGCATAACCTTCTTTTAGTAAACCAGTTGTAGTATCAATGATCCCTGTCGCTTCGTTTGCCTGCAAGACCTGAAGCCTTGGATAACCATCTTCATCCTCTGATATGTAAACAAAACAGCAAGATGCAATCAAAGCGGATAGTATTGCACTATCATAAAAAGTATCAGGATTATTCATTGTGAAGATCTCATTTAGATCGAAATTATCGTTCGAAAATTCTCTGAAAATCAATCTATCAGCCAAAGTATCAACAGACTTCGTTGTCCAACCTAAATTTGCTCTGAATATTGCTTGAATATGAGCAGGAATAGTGAAGCTATAAGTTGAATAGAGCTTTTTCATGTTGTAATAACCATATCTAGCATCAACTCTAGGAATATGCTTGATTAATTTCTTTCTTAAATAATCAATGTTGTTTTGAGCCACTTTGTTGCCCCTTTCTTTAATTTGACGCGAGAAAAAATGTACAGTACGGCCTGAAGTCCAGCCGCTCAGCCGGAGGGGGGAGGTATGCCCCCTATCTATTCCGACAATCTATAAGAAATCCAATCTTTCGACTGAGGCAAGTTACGATTGCCAACTACTTTCTTTTGAGTTTTTTTAATTTCTTCTTTGTTATTAAATAATTTATCTGATTTCGCTCTGTTACAGGTTGCATGTGCCAGCTGCAAATTGTTTATGTCTGAGGGGTGCCCTCCTTTTGCAACCGGAATGATGTGATCAATAACTGGAGCCATTGGGTTGGGTGCTTTCAAATTAAAATCAACTGGATAACCGCAAATTGCACAAGTATTCTGGCTAGCGAAGATCCGCTTACGATTACGGTTATAGGCTGATCTGTGACCAGGTAGGCGGTCTGTTCTCATGACTAGGCTCCTTTCAAATGGTAGGGGGGCTTTTTAAATTCTCCCTCTCATAAATAAAGAGGGAGGGTAAAAATAAAAGCCACCCAGGATTAATCCGAGGCAGCTAAATATATACACAATCACTTATTCTAGGGGAGAATTTGAATGTGATTGGCTCTATCTGGAAGTTCCAGTGTAGTTCAAGCTACCATCGAGATAGAGGCTTATGATCTTAGTGGATTCAATTATCCACAATACTAATTTAACAATAAACGTTAGCTTTGTTTTATCAACAATTAGTCAACAAATCCTCACTTGCAATACACAGCTATATCCATTCCGTATGCAAAAAGTTCTATTGCTTCTCGTTTTTTTCTTAACAATGTTGCTACTCCAATGGTCATTCTATCTGCTAACAAGTCATTAGGAATCTTTTTAAAATAGCTTTCAATGATTACTTCTCGATACTCATCATTCAAGCTATTTACCACGTTGACTACTTTTTGAACGTATGCCAGATCATCGCTATCCATCAAAGAAAGAGCCGCATTTTCTGTCTTTGAATAGAAGGCTCCTGTTGGTGCAGACATGGACAAACTAAAGGATTGAGTGATCTTTGGTTGATGAGAAGTAGCGATCCTAGTCAATGATTTATAATATTGATTGATGGCTCTTTCTACATTCCTTTTAGTCTTCTTATAGTTCAACTCTTTATCTTCAAAGACCATTCAATCACCCTTTATTCAAATTATTTCAAACTTCCATCCGGCAACTTTCCCTCGTATTGTTGGCTTTTTAATCGCTCGCTTTATTGTCTCCTCGGATGCTTTAAAGTGCATAGCACAGTCTAGCAAAGTATTAAATACTAAAGACTTTGATCCTTTTTTAGCCAGGATTTTGCTTCTCTTATAATCAATTTTCTTGGTTCTTCTCGTTATTTCCTCATTCAGTTTATGATTGACCCAAAAATGATTATAAATAATTTTTTGTTCGCTTCTCGTGAAGTCGCCATTACCTGAAAAGGTGCGATCTAATACTTCTTGCCAGACTTCTTCTTTAGTGCTTAATTTAGTAATTTTAGCCATTTTGATCCCCTAAAATGGCAGATCATCTTCTGAAATGTCCACTGAATTCATTTCGTCTTGATTCTGATAGTTAAAATCAGAAGAATTCATAGGTGCCTGACCACTTTTATTAGTATTCTGTATAAATACCCCGTTATTATTATTTGCTTGTTGATCACTATTATTTTGACTATTTCTGCTATCTAGTAAATCAAACCTTTCAACAATTACTTCAGTCACATATACTCTTTGTCCTTGTTGATTTTCATAATTTCTCGTTTGAATCCGACCATCAATCCCGATTTTAGATCCCTTGCGAGTGTATTTTGCGAGATTTTCTGCACCTTTCTTCCAAATCACACAATTAATAAAATCTGCTTCACGTTCGCCTTGTTGATTGGTGAAAGAGCGATTCACTGCTAGATTAAAAGTTCCGACCGCTGTGCCGTTCTGAGTAAATCTTAAATCAAGATCTTTAGTGAGTCGTCCGATCAAATGAACTGCATTCATCCTAATCCCCCTCATTTATATACTTTGAGTACTTAGCATCTAGATCACTATTCAGGTCTGATTCTTTTACAAAGACCCCATCAACCAATTTTCCTTTGCGATCTTTTATTTCTTGATAGGCAGAATCTAGACAGCTAGTAAATGACAGACCTCGTTGCATGCAATATCCAATAAGCACAACTGTAATATCACCAATCGCATCAATTTCTTCAGATACATTTTTATCTGATCTCGCATCCAACAATTCCTGTACTTCTTCTTGCAGCTTAGCTAGTTGTCCGATCCCATCTTGTTTATGCAAATCTCTTTCTACAAACCATTTTTGCACCAATTGAACAAGTGCATTTAAATCAATAAAATTCATGTTGTTAGTCCTCCACTCTGAAAAGATATTTTTTGATTCTGTCTTCTCCGATCTTATTAATCGCCTCTTGTGCTTTTTCTTTGGTATCTTTGATCTCTTCTTTCTTCATTTCTCATTACCTCCAATTTTTCATCTGATAAGTACAGTCCTTCTAAAATTTCAACTTCTTCTCTTTGCTCTATGTCATCCCAATATAAAACTAAATTTTTAGATCGATTACACTCGATTACTTCGTACCAAACCCCATCAACTTTTACGAGCATAGGACTCAACCTCTATCTCTAAATAAGGCATTTGGGAATATCTTTTCTTAGTGACTAAATCAACCACTTGATTATCATCCTGAAAAAGCAAGCCATTGCTTGCATCCAATGCCGCCTTGATGTAATTATCAATATCAGGCCTTGTCACTGGAACAATCTCGCCTGATATTGCTTGCTCTTTCTTTTTCTTACTCCAAGACTTAGGAATGGATCGATAAACACCAACCCTTACCACTACTGGTCCTTCAATGATCTTTCCTCCCTGAAGCTTAATGTGCTTTTTAACCAAAGCTTCATAGTCTCTCGTCTTTTTAGGGGTATAGGTATGCCCATTTCTAGTATGTCTTGGTCTACCTTTTGCGACAGGTTCACCAGGAATTGTAATTATCACAAGGCACCTCCCATAATGTCTTTTAATCGTTTCTGTAACTCTTCAGCTGTAGGAATATTAGGATCAGTGTTGTTAGATATTTCATTTGCTGATGGCTTATTCATCCAAGCTGGCTGTGCTTCTTCTCGCTTATATTTATATCTAGGGTTAGATCTTTGAGAGTTATGATATTTAACTTGTTCTGCCTTAGCATCAGCTATCGTTTTAATGCCTTTTTTTACAAAGTTATTTAAGATGCCATTGACATAGCTATATCTAGGCTTTCCTTGCTCTATGGCACGCTTAATAGCCTCTAATACTAAATCTGGATTAAGATCCTCGCACCAGTGAATGAGGTTCTCTTGTTCATGACTTGAAGCCATACCAATGTTTTCTTGCCAAAATAAAATCACAGATTGCAGAGTTGTCCCTTGATCGTCTGCCTGCTCATCATGATTATTTACTTTACTCTTCTTTACTTTACTTTCCTTTACTTTACTTTGTTCATTACTGTATACATTTTGAGAGTTATTGTTAACATTAACTCCGTTAAGCTGAGTTAATGACTCTTTTTTTATGTTTGAGTAATCATTAATATTTTCTAGCAGAATGTATTCCAAGATTATGTTAACTTCTTGTCTTCGTTTTACTGCTTCGAAAAATCTTTTTTGTATTCCCTTGGACGTCAAAATTTGATACGTATCAAACAATTTTTTATCAAACAAATCAACTTGGACTGCCTTAATTACAATTTCTTGCACGCTCGCTTCACTGGTACCAACTTTGTCAGCCGCCAAGAAACAAATATCATCGTCCCACCGCATGTAATACCCCTCATCACGATAGATATTACCGAGCAGGTCAACTAGTGCACCAATCGCTCCAGCACCATTCGATTTCAATATTTTTCGTATCTTTATATCGTCTAGGAAATAACAATCTAAAGGAAAATAGTCTAGGCCTTGTTTAGTCGGTCTAGCCATTTAATCACCTCCCGATCAATGCTTCAGGAGTAATAAATTTATCTAATCGCTTATATTCTCTACAGAACTCACACTTACCGCACATTTCCGGATCCTCTTTCCCAGCTTTAACCGCTAGGATATGATCCATTACTCTTTCTACTTCAGATAACTCAAATTCTTTAAGATAGTCTTCAATCTCTATCGCAGCTATATCAGGAACATCTTGTTTAGTTACTGCATAGATATATCCAGTAAATGGTTTTCCATACTGCATCTCTAAAAGTCGCTCATAGATCGCTATTTGGATTGCATAGCCATAATGCTCTACAAAACTCACATAAGAGTAATAACGGTCATTCCAAAATCGCTTGTCTAAGATTGCTGTTGTTTTTAAATCTACAAAATAACCTTTTTCAACATTTAATAGATCAATCTTGCCCTTCCAAAGTGTTCCAAAAAGTTCTCCAGTGACAGGAACTTCATGTTCTCCCTGCCATAGGTACTTAAAGAAGTCATCTTGCTTAATTCGTTCTATCATCTGATCTGCTACTTCAAAATCTTTATAAAGCTTGATAGGCTTTCGCTTTGTATAGAGATCATCCTGGTGATTCTCAATGAACTTTTGATGAGACTCAGCAGACTCAAAATAACTATGAACATAATTACCCACTAATAAAGCCATTTTGTCCTCTGCAGGTTTCCATTTCTCTTCTAGTTTAGCTTGAGCTTGAGCCTCGCAATGCATATAGTCTTTTAATTGGCTAACTGACATAAACTGCCAGTTAGCCTCATTTGAGTAGTAATCACAATCATCATTAAGATTCAGCTGTTTCTTCATTAGCCTCAGCCTCTCTAATTATGCTTTCTATCTTTTCATACGCTTCATTCTTTTCAGAATCGTTAGGGGGGGATATTTTTTCTGCCTCAACTTGTGTACCTTCATCTTCAAGTGCCTTAAATTCTTCCAACAGGCTTTGAGTTGTTTTGTTATCGTCTGCTGTAACATCTTTTATTTCTGTTGATCCCTCATACTCATTTTCAGTTGTCTCATTAATAGACTGAATCAACATATCTGAATCATCACTTGAATTGACAATATTCTTCGCTGCACGATTAATCACAGTCCGCTTGGCCATCTCCTGAGGAAAAGCTCTATGCACATTAGTGGTCTTTGCCTGTTTCCAACTTGCCTCAATTTCTTTCATAGTCATAACCGTTAACAGCTGACCATCATTTGAAGTATCAATAATGGCATAGGCTCCAAGCATTTTATTGTCTCTATTTAAGAAGTTTGTATCATGTTTTACCAGACGTTCTCTTCCTGATTCATCTACTTTCATTTCAAAAGTATCGCCTTCATAGATGACGTTGGCCCAAACATTTCTGATAGCATTCAGTCGTTTAAGCACTGTTTGAGTCCCAAAGTAACTCCGCTGCATCTTCAACTCATTACCATATGGAATGAAGTAAACTTGCTTCTTAGCTGGAGATAAACCTTGCAGCACCATATTTAAAAGCGTCTCTGATACAGATTTTTTACTAACAACATCTAGCACAAGTTTTCCATAATTAGAATTCGCTTTTGATTCGATTTTCATATCCACCAACTGTAAGAAGGCTAACTGCAATGCATTGGATGGATTGTAATTCTTAGGCAATGCTAGTCCGTCAGATTGCATCTGGCCAACTCGTTCTAAGATTTGGTCTGATAATTCTCTTTGATTAATAATTTGTAATTGTTGATTAGTATCCACAGATTCTTTCTCCTTCCAGCCAATCATGTTCCAGCCACTCGTGAATAGTATGTGTAGCTCCGCAAGTTTCCTTCATAAATTCTTTTAATTCGTCCGGGTCATCATACACAAAGCCATGCTCTGTTTTAAAATAAAACTCTCCATCAGAGTCGTATATTGGATCTTGTCTCCAGTCATAGGCTATTACTTTACTCATGGCTTTCCTCCTTGTGTTCAATCATTTTTAAGTTCTCATCAAACAGATCATAATATTCATTCGGATCTCTTGGATCGTCTTTACTTAAATCTAGTGCAACGTTATATTCCTCAGTAATAGTCAACTTTGTATAGTTGTCCTTAACATCAATCTGTCGTTTAATAATTTCACCATAGGCTTCCTTGATACGTTTTTGAGACATGCTATCTGCTTCTTGCTCAGTTGAGCAGTAGTATTCAGTGGTTTGCTTTAAAATTTTAATCATTTGAATCCTCCTGTGTTTGTTCCTTTTTATTGTTGATTTCTTCGAATAACTCATCATTCTGTTTTACTTGCAAGTCATATAGTATATTTTTCATTTTCTCATTTTCTTCTTTGAGATTTTCGATCTCTCTTCTTAACTCATAGTTAGCATGATCAGCTTTTTTAATATCATGTTTTTTTGTTGCAACCTCTTTAATAAGAGTTCTATACTCATCTAATGTAATAAGCACCATCAATTCGTTATTAATAGCAAAGTTATCTCTTGATTCTGAATATCTATATTCTGTTTTACTTTCAAATATTTTATCCAAGTTATTATTATTCATATTTAATCACCTTTCGTGTTATAATAGATTCAACATATTTTTCCTAAGCACCTGTCCTTAGCAGGTGTTTTTTTGTGTAGTAAACAATCAATCTGCCAATATCTATCAAGTTGTCAAAATCTTTAGTCTTCTTATACCTTCGAATACAACCTTTTACCTCATGTCTTAGCTTCATCTCATCACTCCATACTCCAGGTCCTCAACTTCACAGCCAAAGAAGTCGGCAATATCTTCAAGATGTTCTTCTTCTGGTCTTCTACCATTCTCCCAGTGAGCAAGAGTAGACCTACCAACTCCTAATGCATCAGCTAACTCCTGTTGAGATAAGCCTTTCTGTACTCTGAGTTCTCTAATCGTTTCAGATAACATCTCTTTGCCTCCTTTGAAATTGCCACTCTGCCTCAAGATGATCCATCATCTCGGAATGATTGATATTCCCCTTTAGAAACCTCTCAACCTCACACTGGACTTGAAGATTAACTTCACACCCATCATCGACCATGGCGACGAGGTAATCCCTAAGCTCTTTGTCTTTTAGTATTTGTGTGATCACCCTTATTCCTCCTTAGGACTAAGTTCCATAGCTTTTTCGATACATCTTTTAAAATCGCCGTCTAAATCTTCAACAAATCGACAATTATAAGATCTAAGGCCAACTCGAACAGCCATTGGTAATTTAGGTTTATGTTTCCATAAGATAGGTAAATTAAAGTATTTTTGAGCGTTTTCTAAAAAATACTTTAGAGCCTCAGTTCCAGATCTATGAATTACAATATCGCTATACCCAGATGTTAAATCGTGATAATAGGTAACTGCTTTTTTCATCTAGCCATCCTCACTATTTTTTCCTCTTTCCGACCTTTCTCATATCCATCCTGAAGCCCCGCTCTATAAGCCGCATTCTCACGACTTTCCACTGATTTTTGACCTAGCAGAAAAGCAGTGGACGCTACCGCAGGGATAGCGATAATTGCCAAAATTTCTATGATCATTAGTGTCACCTCTATTCTTTACTTAAATTTTGTTTCTTCTTTTGATTTCAAAAATTCGATAAACCTTGAAATAATAACAATTGTTGTCTTGTTTGTCGGCTTTATAACTCCATCGCTATAATTAGGGTCTCGGTACATTTCTCTTACGTATACTTGCGCCTGTTGTTTGCCTAGACCGATTATGACTTCTGGCAATTTGCTTGTTATACAAGCGAAAGCTGTGTCTGTTGGTATTGGATCCAATTCCATAATGCTTTTCTCCTTTCTAAACTAATTGTTCTTTTTCGGGAACGTTGGTAGTAAAAAAAATTCCTAACTGATTTTCGTTATACCCAAGAATACTAGCCATCTTTACCAATTCATCAGCTCCAATTCCAACGATCCCATTTTCTCTCTTTGCGTACGCCGCTCTGCTTTTCCAACCCATTGCCTCTGCCATTTCATCTTGAGTTAAACCTTTAGCTATTCTTTCGGCTTTCAGTCTTTTCAAATCCATTGTCAAAATTTCCACCTCCTTTTCGTTCTCTTTCGGGTACGAATGTATTATTGCACGTTCGTTCTTTTTTGTCAACACTTTGTCCAAAATAATTTTCTTTTTGTTTCGATTAATGTTTTTGTTGTATCCATTCGGGAACGGTGATATACTATAAAAAAGAATAGAGAGGAGAAAGTCATGAGGTCGAATGATGAAATAGTGACAATTATTGAAGATAAAATGAAAGAAGACGGATTGTCTCTTAGCGAGCTAGCTAGACGCGTAGGTATGGCTAAATCGGCAATATCCAGATATTTTAATCGAACTAGAGAATTTCCACTGAACAGGATTAACGAATTTTCCAATGTTTTAGATTTAGATCCTAAGTATATTCTTGGCTTTGAAGATCAATCTGATATTCAAGAATTATATGACAAATTAACCCCACCCCGCCAGCACAAAGTCTACACCTTCGCCCAGCATCAACTTGATGAACAGAATAACGGCGTGGAAGAATCTTCTGCCATATACCTTGTTGGGCAGACGGCCGCAGGAGAGCCTTTAGAGTATTCACAAATCAATGCAGAACAAATAAACACCACTGTGCCAAGTGGTGCTGATTATGCCCTTACCGTCAAAGGGAACTCTATGGAGCCCTTAATTAAAGATGGATCCATCATCTTTTATAAGGAACAACCCACCGTGGAAAATGGTGAGATCGCCATTGTGGAGTTAAATAATAATGAAGTGACCTGTAAGAAGTTTTATTACAATGGCGAGAATGTTATATTAAAATCAATCAACGTTAAATACGATGACATTATAGTTAGCGAGGATGTAAGAATAATTGGAAAAGTCATTATTTAGGAGGTTTCTATTTTGAAAAAAATAATATTACTTATTTTTCTTTTGCTTATTGTTGGTTGCACCAATGAAGGGTATGACTTTGGGGCGTTAAAAATTTCATCAGCTGAAAAAACAGCAGAAAATTTCAATAAATTTTTAGGAAACGACACTAAGGTAGAAGCAAATCTTGAAGATTTTACAAATGAAATTCTCAATGTGTATGAATTGGAGGACGATTCAAGTGAATCCTTTAGTGTTATAGAAAAAGATGATGGATCTGTGTATCAAATAACTGTCGATGATATTACTATAGAATATTTAAAGGATATTCTTAGTGAAATTAATTTTCCGCTCACAGATGGATTAATCAAGAATATTAATCATGAGCAAAAAGAGGTATTTACTACATATGAAGGTGTAGGAATAGCTATATTAAAGAATAATAAGTGGTGGTCTGATTCAGAAAAGCCTATAGAAAGTCTTACGATTGTAACTGATAAAGATAGATTCGAAGGGCTCGCGGATTTTATTAAAGATTTGAATAAAAAACAAGGTTTTGATTATTAATAGCAAAAAACCCCCTCGGGGCGCGATATCTAGGAGGCGGTGCAATGAACGATGAAGAATTGCTAAATCGTATTTTAACTAAGCTAAATAACTTTAAAGCAAAAGATCCAAAACAACATTTTAATATTTTAAAATGGTTTAATCGTCTTGTATCTTTTGCTTTAAGCAACCATCGCCCCAGAAACTATAGGGCTTACTCTAGAGGACAAATTTTAAAAGTAGACTTTGGCTTTAATGTTGGTCATGAATTAGGTGGTGTTCATTATGCGGTGACAATCACAAAAAGAGATTCAACCAGATCTGGTACACTAGCCGTCATTCCTCTTACATCTTTCAAAAATAAAAAGATCAATAAGTATGAAGTAGATTTAGGCCCTGAATTTTATAATCACGTTGAGTTTGTGTTTGAGCGTCTTAGTAGAGAAATGTTTCAATCCACTATATCTCGTCAATTAATAGCTACTGAGCTTGAAAATTTTGAAAGCGAATTCGAGTCAACTAAAATTCTAGTGTCGCCTGAAATCAGGAATAAATACAATGTGATTTTTACCCATTTAATGTTAGGTGTTAATGATGGCCAATATGTTTCTCTTGATAACATCAAAAGAAAACTTGATGATCAATTAGAGTTTTATAATCGGATGATCATTAAAAACAAAAACGTTATGGATGAATTAAAGTTTATGAAGCCAGGATCTATTGCTAAAGTAGAGCAGCTAAGGAACATAAGTAAAAAACGAATTATAAGCCCTTTGAATTCTTCAGACGCTCTGCACGGCATCCGTCTTTCTGAAGAAAGTATGGAAAAAATCAACAAAAAAATAATTGATATCTTTGTATTTGACAAACAAAGTTAACCTGCTATAATATAGATAGAGTCCATGGGACTAGAAAATATTTATAGAGCCTTCTAGGGCTAGCGGGTAACTTCGGTTATCCGCCTTTTTTTGTTTAAACAAAAAAACACCCCACTCCCATCCGCCAAGATAAATGAGTGAGGTTATCCAACAACCCTATAATAGGGCTATTTATGCACCCTATTATAACACACGGAACGAAAATATAATAGGAGGGAATTATGATGTGGGTCGAAGAATTGTCCAACGGAAAATTTAAATATTGCGAGCGATATTTAGATCATAAAACTGGTAAGAATAGACGTATTTCTATAACGCTAGATAAAAATACCCCACAGGCTAAGAACTATGCGATTAAGATGTTGAATAAAAAAATAGAAAGTACGAAAACAGAAACAAAGAAAATTCGCCTTGGGGAATTAACAGAGGAATACATCGCTTTTAAAAAGAAACATTGGGCATTATCTACTTATAATAAGAATTTAGGCTTTTATAAAAGGCATATCCAACCTTATCCAGAACATGATTTTTATGTTTGCAAACTAACCCTGAATGACATTCAACGTATCATAGACCGAGTTCAATACGACAAAGGTCTGGCTAGGAACACGATTATCAATATAAAATCACTGATTGGTTCTGTTTTAAATTATGGTTATGACGAGTATGATATTGAGTTCGTAAAGTCGTTTGATAGAGTTTTTATTAAAGAAGAGTTACCTAAAGAACTTCCTATCATAAATAGCGATGAGATTCCAAAGTTGATTGAAGATATGAGAAGCAATATTAACGAGTTGTATGCTGATGCTGTCGAAGTTCAGATATTAACTGGCATGAGAATCGGAGAATTGCGAGCTTTAACAGAAGAAGATTGGTTCGATAACAAGATAAGAATTAACAAATCAATCGAACGCAAAACGAATGCTTTCAGCAAACCTAAAAATATTCAATCAATTAGAACCATTGATAGTAGCGACAGGATCAATGAGATATTTGAAAGGCGCATCAAATTGAACCATCTCCTGTTTGGCGATGAAGCTAACCTTATCTTTGCTAGTAAGTTAAACGGTCCTCTGACTTATACTTATTTTCAAGAGTTAATAAAAAGAGTCAACCCTGAATTATCTTCACACGTATTCAGACATACTCACGTATCTTTGCTAGCTGAAAAAGGTTTCCCATTAAAATATATTATGGAACGGGTTGGGCATACCAACCCAGAGACAACCATGAAAGTATATACGCACGTTACCGAGAGAATGCAAAAAGAAGCGAGGGACAAATTAAATAACTTGATTTAA